TTACTGTCCTTTCACTCTATTTTCGTTGATGTCGTGATATTCCTCGCAGGCTTGCAAGGTATTTTGTATCAGTGTTGCAACGGTCATCGGCCCGACGCCACCGGGAACCGGTGTAATCCAACCCGCACGCTCAACAGCGACATCAAATTCTACATCGCCGACTACTTTACCACTTTCAAGGCGGTTAATGCCGACATCAATCACGATTGCGCCGGGTTTAATCCACTCACCGGGAATAAAACCAGGTTTACCGACGGCGACCACCAATAAATCCGCATTTTCGACATGCTGGCGCAGATTTTTAGTGAAACGATGCGTGACGGTAGTGGTGCAGCCAGCCAGCAATAACTCAAGGCTCATCGGGCGACCAACAATATTGGATGCTCCCACGACGACAGCGTTCAGGCCGTAAGTCGGGATGTCGTAACGCTCCAGCAGTGTCACTATACCGCGTGGGGTGCAAGGGCGCAGTTTAGGTGCGCGCTGACACAAGCGACCCACGTTGTAAGGATGGAAACCATCGACGTCTTTATCTGGATGAATGTGTTCCAGGACTTTGACATTATCAATCCCCGCGGGCAGTGGCAGTTGCACCAGAATCCCATCGATTTCACTATCATTATTCAGTGAATCAATTAAGGCTAACAGCTCGGCTTCCGTGGTGGTCATCGGCAGGTCATAAGAACGGGAAACAAAACCCACTTCTTCGCATGCCTTACGTTTACTGGCGACATAAATTTGTGAAGCTGGATTTTCACCTACCAACACAACAGCAAGGCCGGGAGCACGTTTACCCGCAGCTAAACGTTTCTGTACCAACGCAGCTACTTCGTTTCGTACCTGCTGCGCAATCGTTTTACCATCTATAATTTTCGCTGACATCAGTGGAAGGGTCCATCAATTAAAAAAGCGGGAATCCGCCTATTTTGTCAGAAGCGGGGCGTGCTGTCAGGCGTATAATAACGATTAATTAACGATTAAATAGCCAGTTGATAAACCATAAGGCGAAAACCCATTGACTCAAAAGCGACTGCCCGTATAATCCAACCCGCAACTGACTACCGGCAGCGTTCTATGCTGCGGTAAATATCAAATGCGCCCTTAGCTCAGTTGGATAGAGCAACGGCCTTCTAAGCCGTAGGTCACAGGTTCGAGCCCTGTAGGGCGTACCATTTATACTTCTTCTGCCGTCTATCTAAGTCTACTAATCCCTTATATAATCAGCCTCTCTGACAATTCCTAGCATCCCAACGTCTACCTACATCCACTGCAATCAACAACAAAGTGGGGGTACTATTGGGGGTATGTCTAGGTTCAATGAAGTGAGATACCCCCACATGAAACTGAACGCCCGACAGGTCGATACTGCAAAGCCAAAAGAGAAGCCCTATAAGCTATCTGATGGAGGTGGATTATTTTTGTTAGTAAAAACTACTGGTTCACGTTGTTGGCGGCTGAAGTATCGGATCGCCGGTAAAGAAAAATTGCTAGCATTTGGGGTCTATCCTGATATCACTCTTGCTGAAGCCAGAGCAAAAAGAGATGAGGCAAAGCGTATACTTGCAGTGGGCGGCGACCCAGGTGAAGAAAAAAAAGTAGAAAAACAAACCAGAAAAGTCAGCATTGATAACACGTTCGAAGCTCTAGCCAGAGAATGGCATGCCTACAAAAGGCCCAATTGGTCCAAAGGTTATGCTGATGATTTAATGGAGTCGTTCGAAAAAGACATATTCCCTTACGTTGGTAAACGTCCAATTGCCGAAATCAAGCCTCTAGAAATTCTCGAAACCCTTCGTAAGTTAGAAAAGCGTGGCGTCCTCGATAAAATGCGTAAAATCCGCCAGGCATGCAGCCAAACTTTTCGTTATGCAATCGTAACTGGCAGGGCAGAGAACAATCCAGCAAGTGAACTAGCTGGCGCTCTGGCGGTTCAGAAGCACACGCATTACCCCCACCTCTTAGCGAACGAGCTTCCCGCATAGGCTGATCCCCGAAAACCAGTACACCTCTACTGGCTGGCATAGCCCCTAATATTAGAGGGCGAGAGGTGGCGTTATGCTAGATATTGCTGAAGTGCTCAAAGCACGAGAAAGTGAATTTGTCAGCCTGAGGGAATTAATTACACGCATTCGTTTGCAGCAACCACATGTCAGTGAGTCTCAAATTGCCAATTTTCTTTACATTGTAAATGAGGATGGTGATCTTCCTGAATGGGTTAAACAAGGAATAGCAGGTACCATTGAACTTACAGACACTGACAATAATTATGATGGAGACCCTTCTTTAATATCGCTTCTTAAGGCTATCCGAGAGGAAGGTTATATGCCAGAAGTTACCCCTCCCCCTGAGCCACCAATGGATTTTGACGCCGATATTCCGTTCTAATGAAAAGATGAGAGGTTGATGATGGCAGGTTGGGTAAAGAATGATCATTGGTCAGCACCACATTTTGATGCGTATGGTTTCAGGCGTTCAGAGTTAAAGATGTTAGCCGATAAACTTGGCATGGATCTGTCCATTCCGTTAGAAGAGGTCACGCCAACTATTTCAGCTAATGTTGATAGCAAGCCTCTGAGCGAGGCTGATGTAGAAATATTAAGAATGGAAGTTGACTCACTTAGAAAGCAAATTCGTAAGCTCGAAAACGAACGTCCTATTCTCATTAAAAAATATAGGGAAGATGATCCCCTTTATTTGGCTATTCAAATCAGAAATCAGGAATGGTCGAAATATGACAATGAAAATGACAGGGCTACCAGAGGCAATCAGACAGCAATCATTAAAGAGCTTGAAGACAAAGGCCTCCCTAACATTCAAGCCAAAGCCATTGAATTGGTAGCTTGCCCTATCAAGCGTTAGCCCTACCCTGACCCTCAGGGTAAATATTGCTTTTGATATACAACCCTCAGGGTCAATTAGCCAATACCCTGAGGGCATTTATTGAATAAAACAAATAATTACCCCCATCCCTTAGGGTATTTCCCTCCCAAAAGACCCTCATGCCTGAGGGTATGATAATAAATCGTTTTTTCATGCAATCATTTATCCCGTAAACCGCAATATATATTACGAGGTAAATATGTCTCAATCACTTATCCGCCTATCAGAAGTCCAACGCCGTACTGGCTATAGTAAGGCTTGGCTTTACCGCCTTATCAGTCAGAATCGCTTCCCTTCCTCCATTAAAATCGGTACCCGCTCTATTGCCTTCGTTGAAAGCGAAATTGACGAGTGGATCAACCAACGCATTGCTGAATCCCGCAAGGAGGTCGCCTAATTATGCATATGGGGTGTGCATTACTTGCGTGTACTTGCATTCGGTTTAATCCAACATTTGATTTCCGTCGCTACAGCTACCAAACGATTTAACGAAGAGTAATTAAACATGAAAAAATTAAATGCCTTAATTGGCTGCGGCCAAACTCAGCCTAAAATCGTACTCAGCGGTATTAACGTTAATGGTTTGCCTATCGAGTTTGTTGATCAGTGGACAGAGTATTGGACTAAACAAAGTTTCGCTATTTCAGTACCTGCCAATATTCGTCGCCAGTATTACCCCGATGATTCAGCGTTCAGTATTGCCATGCGCAAAGCTGGCTATGTTCCGGTTCGTACGCGAAAGTTGACAGGGAAAAAAGAGAGCTTTTGGCTGTATCGGGTAACTGGCAATGATAAGGGGGTATGCCCATCAGATCCCTTATCTAGCAGGGCTTACAACCCATTTGTGCAGGTGTCACATAAGCCTCGATATGGTTATAACGAGGTCGCTTTAGATGGGAAATTACTTCATGTATACGGCGACCATATCCGTTTACTGACTAAAAAACGGGTTCGTGTGAATGGTAAGCAGGTTCAGGGCTACACAGCTAAAGGTCTGCGTGTGGAGGTGGTGGCATGATGCCCATAACTCAAGCAGCCAGCCAGAATAAAGCTTTTCCCTTGGCTGGCACCCTGAACCGACTATCTTTGAGCGAGTCGCATACTAACCTGGTGATTTCGGGCCAGTTGCAAAAAACTTTGCGGGTGACTTTCGGTTACTTACAAACATCACTCAACTCATTGATTCTTTCGAAGAGCGCCATTGGCGTAAGTCGGGAAACCAAACACGAACAGTATTCGGGTTCAGGCAAAGAAAAGGGTAGCACTGTGAATGCTACCCTTCGGGATTACTCAGATGGTTCTGCTTTGGACTTCTTGCGCTGGCGGCGTTTGATCTCACCTAACATTGACGCTGTGATGAATTGCCCAGTACTTTCGCCTTTTTCTTTTACTAACTCCATACCTTCAATTATTTCATGTGGTATGCGAGCTGTTAAGGATTGTGACTTTGCATTTTTTGAACCCGTCGCCATATGCTGCTCCCATGTATTTTGGTGTAAGACAGTATACACGGTAAATATTCTATTTAAAGACTTGACGTGTAAGACACCTTGTAACTATATTGTGTCTTACACCTTACCTTCATCATGGTGTGAAAATAGCAACGCCCCAGAGTGCGGGAACACTTCTGAGGCGTCTAACCACAATGTAACAGAGGCTTACACTATGGCATTACAACATAGTACCCAAACTCGCCCTAAATTTCAGTATCTCTTTCTCGCCGTGTGCCGTTCTGACCTGAACGCCAAGCCGCACCGTGAATCAGTCACTGCCCACTCTGAACACGATGCCCGCCGATCTCTGGCTGGTCAGTTCGTACTTTCCTTTGCTGGCCGCATTCCTGCACAGGGGGTATGCAATGCTTAAAAAATACCGTGTTGAATTTAGCGCATTAGACGCTGCTGGTGGTGCTCTCAAACTGTCATGGTGTGGTGAAGCTGAAAGCCTTGATAAAGCATCTGTCACTGTTCTCTTGGGGGCTACAGAGCGCCGCTTAAGCAACGTTCAGATCACCAGCATCATGCAGCTCCTTGATGAGGATGATATCTACCCACCTTCATACAAAGAAACTCAAGCCCTGATTGCTGAACTGATGGGCAGCCGTGGTAAGCCAATCCCTGATACCAGCGAGAATGTATCCCGCACTCGGTTACTTCGCGTTAAAGAAGGTCTGCTTCATTTGTTGACGGTTGTTATTCCTCTGATTGAGAACGAGCAGCAACGATTGCAGGTGTATTGGTGGGCTGAGGCGGTACATAACATCGTACGGTTTGAAGAGCATGATGCGAAAAATGAGCGGGGGGTGTGCAATGTCTAAAAAAACTGAACTGGCTCCGGTAGCGGCCAAAAATTTACAGATTATCGAATATCGCGGTCAGCGTGTGGCAACTACCGAGCAGCTTGCGGCTGGGTATGGCACAACGGTGATCCGTATTCAGCAAAACCACCATGAAAATAAATCCCGTTTTGTTGAGGGTAAGCACTTCTTCAAAGTTGTTGGTACTGAACTAAACAATTTGCGACTAGTTTTAAGCGAACTGCAAATCTCACCAAAAACTCGCTCACTTATGCTCTGGACGGAGCGCGGTGCGGCCAATCACGCAAAAATGCTGGAAACGGATCAGGCGTGGGACTACTTCAACGACCTCACTGAGTTTTACTTCTCCCGACGGGATGCATTGCCAGCACCTGCAACGATTCCCGACCTCAGTCGTCTGGAAATCCTTAAGTTGGCTATCGACTCTGAGCAAGGCCGTTTAGCTGAAAAGCAACGCGCCGACAAAGCTATTCGTACCAAAGGCCAGATTAGCCGTAAACGTGAAGCCAGCGCCCTCGGCAAACTAAGTGCAGCCACTCGCAAATGTCGTGTACTGGAAGAACGGCTGGGGGAAAGTACAAAGCATGCCACGGTGAAAGCTGTAGAAAATGTGACTCATCAGAAGTTTGCGTGGCATCCATTGCGAAAATGGTGTCTTGAAAATGGCTTTAAACCTGAGATTGTGCCTGATCCACAGTATGGCTCTGTAAAATCATGGCCCCGCGAAGCATGGTTGGCAGTACATAACATTAATCTGTCCGATGTTATGGGGGTGACTCATGGATAAATTAGCGCCCTGCGAAGTTTCCGATCTTCTCAGTCAAATTGCTTCAATTTTAAAAGTCAGTTCAATGCTGATTGCTAGTGAGGATGGTAACGACACGGGTTACGAACTTCTTTGGATTGCTATGGATCGCGCTGAAAAAGCGGCGAAAAATATTAAGGGGGTGAATTATGGGCCAACCACAGCCAAATGATCGTTACAAAGACAGTCATGGTTCATTGGTCACTGTCGATTCCGTTGCCTTTAATCGCGTTACCTTTAGCCGTGACGGATATTCATCACCCTGCATTATGCCACTGGCACGGTTCGTTACTGAATTTACCTTTATCGGGAGAGCATAACCATGAAAGCCAATGAATCAGTACCTCTGGATATTGCCACGCATAAGGCTGGTCAATTAAATGCTCTCTTGCTGTTGATGTTTGAGTCCAATGTTGAATTAGATACTACTGACGAAAAGGAATTACTAGGTCTAGCACTGGATCTCGCCGGGCCAGTTGCGGTTCATTTGCTTGAACGGGAGGCCGGACAAAATGGAGCGCCTTGATATAGCCAGTAGCTAAATGCCCTGTATTTAATTAGTTAGCATTCCAACATCTAAAAAATAACAGCCATCAGGCTGGGGACTCGCTCGGCCTGATGAAAGGAAAGGATATATTTATGACGAACCTGAATCATTCAATCGAATTAAATCGTAAACATATTGCAGTGGCATTTATCGCTTACCAAACGACTGATATCCGGCACCATCAAGAAAGGTTCATTCATTCCAGTGAGACTTCCAACTGTACTGAATGATGAGCTGGTTGTAACGGTGTTAATTGCTGAGGGTAACGCAACCGGCGTTACAGTTTCGTTACTGAGTGATGGGGTTGTGCTGGCCGCTATTGATGAAGGGAACCTGATCCATATAGCGAAAGCCAGCCGGGAACGTTGGCCTGATGCGAAAATTATCATTGCTGCTGATAATGACCTTAAACCCGGTGAAAAGAATATTGGGAAAGAATCTGCTGAGAAAGCGGCTACCGCTGTGAATGGCTGGGTTGCCTTACCACCGACAGACCATAAAGCCGACTGGGATGATTATCGTCAGCAGTATGGACTGGATGCGAGTATTACCGCGTTTGCTGATTCTCTATATCAACCACATATTTTGGCAGAAGAGGAGCCTCCGGTTGCAGAGCCTCAGGATGTCAGACGTCCATATGTCGATGAGCGTAAAGGTGGCATGTATTGGGTTGAACCCAAACTGGATAAAAGTAACGGCAATATTACAGAAAGAGAAAGCTGGCTGAGTGACCCGATATCCGTTGCGGGGATAGGTGAAGACGATAACGAGCGGTATCTGATCCTCTCCTGGACGCCGGAGGGTAACAATTCCAAACGTTCAGAAGCTTTACCCATGCGTGACATTGGTGAGCGGGAAGGCTGGTCGCGGCTGCGGGCTGGTGGTTTATCTATCACAGCCAAAAGTGGATTACGGGCAATACTTGCTGACTACCTGCAACGCAGTGGAGAGCGGCAGCTTTGGACGGTTGCCAATGCTACTGGCTGGCAGTGCGGGGCATACATCATGCCGGATGGTTCGGTGATTGGCGCACCTGCAACCCCGGTACTCTTTAATGGTCGCTCATCGGCGGCAAAAGGCTACACCACCAAGGGAACCCCAGAGAGCTGGCGCAATAATGTAGCCAAACTTGCTCGAGGTAATCCCTCCATGATGTTGGGTATTGCCTGTGCCTTTGCTGCTCCGCTGATTGGTTTGGCTGGTGCGGATGGTTTTGGTGTTCATTTATTCGGTGGTTCCTCCGCAGGTAAAACTACGACGGGTAATGCGGCTACCACTGTTTATGGCGAACCCGAAGCGCTGAAGCTGACGTGGTACTCAACAGCATTGGGCTTGGTAAATGAGGCTGCGGCACACAATGACGGTTTTATGCCACTGGATGAGATAGGGCAAGGCAGCAATAAACGCGCAGTTGCTGATGCTGCTTATGCTTTGTTTAACGGCGTCGGCAAAATTCAGGGGGCCAAGGAGGGCGGTAACCGGGATGTGAAACGCTGGCGAGCAATGGCATTCAGTACCGGTGAAATCGATCTTGAGAGTTATATCCGAGCTGATGGAGGCAAGGTAAACGCTGGTCAACTGGTGCGGTTATTAAATGTGCCCATCACCAAAGCAACTGAATACCATGGTTTCAAGGACGGTAAAGCCCATGCCGATGCTATGCGAGATGCCTGTAAAGACCACTACGGTGCGGTAGGGCGGGCATGGATAAAATGTCTAGCCAGTCAGAAAGAGGCGGCAGCGCAAGCTGTCAGGGATGCGGAACGTCGGTGGATAGCATTATTACCCGATGAAGCCAGTGAACAGGTACGCCGTGTTGCATCGAGGTTCGCCATACTGGAAGCCGCTTTGCTGCTTTCCAAACACCTTACCAGTTGGAGTGAGCAAGAGTGCCGGGATGCTTTACAACATGGCTTTAATGCATGGGTTAATGATTTTGGTATGGGTAATCGTGAATCAAAAGCATGGGCGGAACAGGCTGAGTCTTTCTTGCAACGCTTCGGTTATAGCCGTTATTTACCACACCCTGAAACAGACTCTCGAGATTTACCAATCAAGGATTTGGCGGGATATCGGGAGAAAAAGCAGGGACTCGACACATTGGTATTCCATATGATTGTGACGCTCCTATATCAGACCGTGAAACCTATCTTGATAAGAAGCTTGAAATCATCCGTCCTCGCCATCAACGAGAGGCACTGGATATATTGAAATGGTATTTGCAGAGTGAGCGACATCAGAGTTTTTCAGGCTCAGATAATGATGCGGTATATCTGAATTTGATAGGCGTGCATATAGGGGATGCAAAAGCTGAAGCATTGGAATAGACGGGGATCTGGTGATGAATGCACCTGTAATAAACGACTTTGTTAAATAAATTAATTAACGTCGCCTAACGTGCTGCCATTGTGGAAGATATTACCGTTATTTACTCATTTATCGTTACGATTTATGGTAATATATCTACATAGCTAATCAATATAAATAGTGAGTCGTATATTAAATACGGCTCGCTTTTTTATTGGGTAACGTTCAGAGATTCAGAGGGGTATCCATAATATGCGTGATATTCAATTGGTATTAGAACGCTGGGGCGGTTGGGCAGCAAATGAAGATAGTGGCGTAGGTTACTCCCCCATTGCAGCAGGATTTAAAGGTCTGTTAGCTAGCACTATAAAGTCGCGGTTATCGTGCTGTGATAATGATGGTCTGCTGGTAGATGCGGCAGTAGGCCGACTGAAGAAAGCGGGGCGAGATGAAGATTATAACCTGATAGAGCAGCACTATAAAAAAGGGATATCAAAATCAGCAATAGCTCGGAAACAGAAGTGCTCTGAGGGAAAAATCAGACTCAAACTCATGATGGCCGAAACCTTTGTTGATGCTTGCCTGATTATGGCGGGTGCCAGATTAGAAATGGATGAGTGGACTCATAAGGCTGATAGTACAAAAACTGTATCAGACTTGTTCTGACAATGTTCTGTAGCAACTAGTGGATAAGTATGGGCGTCGGCTAATAGCGAAAGATAAGTGCTTGCTGAAGACATAAGCACTTTTGCATCCATAGTGGTCACAAAATAATAAATATTATTTAAAGTGTATTGCTTTGAGTATGGGCCCATCTCTTTCATTAACGCCGTCTTGATATATTTTTACAAGAGGTTAGCTCATGGCTATCTGCGAGCAGCTCGTGTATTTCGTTGGGAGATAGCGAACTGGAAAGAAGTACGCTGACCCAGTGCTCTTTGTTCATGTGATAAGCGGGTAAGATGCCATCTTTTTTACGCAATGAGCCGATGTATTCCGGCCTGACTTTCACTTCGAGTATATCTAACTCATCATCCGTCTTCAGACCCAGCTTAGTGCCAGGGACATTCATCACGATACCGAACCATTTATTTCCATCGTGATGCCGAAGTACTGCATAGCTCGGCAGCTTGCTCCAGAGATATTCGGGCTCAGATTTAAAATGCTCCCGTGCGTAGCTGAATAATTCCTCTCTTTTCATGATTTTTCTCGCATCATTACTTAGTTTATATTTTTCTCTGGAAGTTATAATACTGCGTTCGTGCTTATATTAGTCAACCAATCCGATTCGTAGCTCATGTTCATACTCCCTTCACGAAGGGATTGTTTGCAGCGTGGACGTTAGCGTCAATTTCCCAGTCTCGATAAAACGGCTCAGTTTCAGAGTTTAGCAGTTCGATTACCAGACTCAGATCATCGCCTTTCTGATACTGGCGGGCCAGATGGCGTGCTCGGCTGTTTTGAAGACCCAACAAGACCCGCAAACGGTAATTTTCAACCATAAGCGGCTCAGTTGCGCGTCGAACATCACCCGACGCCTTAGCTTTTGCAAAAACAGCGTTCATGTACACCATATAAACAGCGAAGGCGGCAAGTAAGCCAATAATCCATAACATATAGACTGGGATAAACATGCTTTTTCCTTAGTGGGTAAACATCATCATTGCAAAAACAGCGCTGACCTCGCCCTGGTTGGAAGCAGGGGAAAGGTTAATTCAGAATACCAGTTCCTGGCACCGAGCTGACTAAGCCCAGAGTACAATGGGTACCAGAATAAGTATGGAATAATACAAAAAACATATAAAAAGCTATTCGTTACGAATTTTACCCACTATTGTGATAAGAGTTGGTTGTTCAGTAGTGCTTATCCAATCCAATAAACCTTACTTCGGCGGGTTTTTATCGTTTTGTGAGTCATTTCCACTATAAAATTAGTCATGTTTATGGTTTGTTTATAATTACAATGTAAATTATACAGAGCTGTGATAGTTACCTTGGTGCAAGGATTGCATTGTCATTGATACGGTACAGGGTCAGCTATCACAGCACTAAATTCAAAGCCTCGGTTAATTGCCGGGGCTTTTTGCATTCTACATTCGCATGGGTACTGGATTGGTTAATCCAATCGTTGTGAAACAGTATCCAGCCGAATGTGGTGAATGCAGGCACCGATGTGTGGGGATACAAGTGGAACACCAGTGAAACGACGTCGGCGAATTCCCCGCCACCACAGAAGTATATTTAAAGGTATGCGGTCAGCACATTGGTAGGTGCTGACGCCGGAACCGTAACCGGCTTCAAATTATAGTTAATGGTATGAAAACGTTAACGTACGTGTTTCAAGGCTCACGCCGGTGGGCCTTTTTCCGTTTTAGCCCATCAGTCACCCAATCAACTCCACACACACTATTAACAGATGAGTTGCTGCACTGGTGGGCTAAATTCCTTAACGTAGATACCACAACTGCCACCCAGCGCGGTGGCGTTTATCTGATGGGACAGTTTAATCAGAACAGTGTTATTCATGATGCTTCATGGACGCTGGCCGAGTTAAAAACCGCTCTGCGTTCGTATTCCATCTTCCTTGAAGACAGTATCCAGGCACCGGTTTAAAACCTCACTTTCTTAATTTGCACCCAATGTCATTCATCTGGCAGGGGTTTGCTCGTCTTCAATCGTTGTCTGGCGGCGCTGGCTGCCAGCAAATTAAAAGAGATACTACATGAATATTTACGATACCAATGTGCTGGTGGGTCTGGTTCCCAACCTGAAAACAAGCCAGAACTGGTTACTCGATCGCTTCTTTCCCAATGTGGTGACTTATGCAACCGAAGAGGTTTCCATCGATATTGATATTGGTAAACGTCGCATGTCTCCTTTTGTTTCCCCGCTAGTAGAAGGGAAGCTGGTGGAGAGCCGCAAATATCAAACCAACACGTTCAAACCGGCTTATATCAAAGACAAACGCGCACCTGATTTGCGTAAACCGATCCGCCGTCAGATGGGAGAGCGCATTGGTGGGGAATATACCGCCGCAGAACGTGAAATGTTAAACATCCAGTTTGAAATGGAAGACCAGATCGACATGCTTAACCGTCGTATGGAATGGATGGCAGCCAGCGCGCTGACTAAATCTCAGATTACCGTGGTGGGTGAAGGATTCCCGACAACTGTTATTGATTTTGGGCGCTCCAGTAATCTGACCATTACATTGAGTGGGTCAGACAAATGGCCATTATCTGTAGCCGCAGGCACGACAAATACTCAGCCATCCGATGATATTGAAGACTGGCAAACGCTGATGTTGCAAGAGTCAGGGGCGGTGGCCACTGACTTGGTATTTACAACTTCCTCATGGAAAGCGTTCCGTCTCGATACCACCATTAAGGACAATGCTATTACCTTCCCAGCATTGAGCCCGTTTGGTAATCAGGTTGATGCGGGGCCGCGTGTCAATAAGGGGGCGGTTTATAAAGGTCGCTGGGGCAACTTTGATTTGTGGCTGTATAACGATTGGTTTATTGACCCTGCTGATGGCATTGAGAAACCAATGATCCCTAATGGCGCTGTATTGATGGGTAGCGCTGACTTGATGGGGACTCGCGCCTTTGGCGTCATTCTGGACCCTGAGTTTAATTATGGTCCTTTGGCTTTCGCACCTAAGTCATGGGTTATGCCCGATCCTGCGCAGCGTTACCTGTTGATGCAATCTGCTCCGCTGGTCATTCCAAGCCGGGTAAATGCCTCCCTTTGTGCAACGGTGGTGTGATATGGCTAAAACTCCAGGTAAGCAGCAGGCCAGCATTAGCGAACTGGGCGGCTTGCCGCCTGAGTTCGAAGCTGACACTCAGCAGGAACAGATTGTTGCGCCGGATAACAGCGAAATACAGCCTGAACCGAAAGTACAAAACGTGCCACCCACTGCCAATGAGCCTGCTGAAACGCCGGATATGCAGGAAAAAACAGCTGCTAATGAGGTGGCAGGTGATCATTCTGCTGACGACTCTGACGAAATGGAGGTCGTTGTCGTAAAAGGCCAGACCCTGCGCCATAGCAGGGAAACTTATACGGAGAACAGCCGTTTATTTCTGCCACATAGCGACGCCAGTCGGTTGATTGATTTGGGGGTGGTCGCTGATGTGAAAGCGTTACGGCAACAGGAGGTGCGCATTTCTGGCCCCTCAATCACTGTCGATGATGGCGTGAAGATAGATCGGGGGAACTGATGGGTATCAACTGGGATCAGCATCTTCTTGCGCCATTGCATTCGGTATTTGGTGACCCGGTTGATTACCGGCCCGCGGGTGGTAAGCCAACTTATACCATCAGCGGTATCTTTGATCGGGCCTACACCACCATCGATACACTGGATGATGGCAGCACTATTAATACCACCAATCCCGTTCTCGGGGTAAGGGACAGTGAGTTTCGTTCGCCACCCAAGCAAGGGGATCGGGTTTTTATTGGCATCGTGGCTAATGAACCAGTCAATACCTTATTTGCCGTAGCGGATGTTCAGCCAGATAGCCACGGCGGGAGCAAACTCATTCTTAATCGGGTAAAAACATGAATACAGCCCAAGTCAGACAGCTGGTAGTTGCCGCCATTCTCGGAAAAACTGATGCAGAAAACCGCGTCTATTCTCCGCGTGACTGGCCAACCACCGAGGAGATGTATCCGGTTATTTTGGTGCAGACACCGATAGAAGAAAAACAGTCATTAGGCCGCAATGCGCCGCAGTTCAACACCATTACCACCGTGCGCATTACTGGCCGATTACAGGAACTTGACGGTGAAAATGAGAATGATGGGGCGAATAAGGCAGAGCTGGCGCTCGAACGTTTGCGAGAGCAAATTGAACGGGCGGTGATAAACAGTTATGACCTCACCCGCCAGACACAACAGTTCGCTCGGGTACGCTCAACCATTGATCTGGACTCGGCGGGTGAGGGCCATCTGGCCCAACTGCTGATGGAACTGGATATCGAGTATTACCAAGGGCCGGAAGATTTCTACCCCATTGTGGGTGACCCGCTGCTGGGTATCGATATCACTATGGCCATGCCAGACGGCACCACCGAACCTGTGGTTTCAATAGACCTTTCGGAGTAAATCCCATGCATGTTAAACCCGTAGCCGGTCGCACTGTGCGCGACCCGGTTAAGAGCACCTTTTTGCCTGAATCTGGCGCTGAGGTTCCCGATAATTCATTTTGGCGGCGTCGCTTAAACGACGGTGATGTGGTGCGCGAACAGCCTAAAGAGGCTAAACCTGCGCCAGAAGCAACCAAAGCGGAGAAAACCAAATAATGACTATTCCCTTTACTCATATTCCGAGCAATCTTCGGACGCCGCTTTTCTTCGCTGAATTTGATAACTCTCAGGCGAACACGGCAACAACGACTCAGCGCACCTTAATCATTGGTCAGATGCTAAATGCCGGCACGCTGCCGGCTGATGTGCCGGTGCTGGTTTCTTCGGTGGCCACTGTTGCGGGGCAATGTGGCGCAGGCTCCATGTTGCATGGTCAGATGGCGGCTTATCTGGCCAATGATATTGCCGGTGAGATTTATATTTTGCCGTTGGCTGATACCGAGGCAATGGTTGCTGCAACCGGTAAAATCACCGTTACCACTCAGGCATCCGCGACCGGTGTTATCTCTTTGTATATCGCCGGTATTCGCGTACAGGTTGCAGTCGTGGCAACGGATGAAGTTGCTGCGGTTGCCACTGCTTTAACGGCCGCAATCAATACGACTATATCTCTACCGGTCACGGCAGCGGCTGTAGATGCGGTGATTACTCTCACAGCCAAAAATAAAGGCGCACACGGTAACACCATTGATTTACGGCTGAACTATCTGGGGAGTGCTGGCGGCGAAACCACGCCAGATAGCCTGGTACTGGCATTCACGCCAATGGCGGGTGGCGCGGGTGTGCCTGAACTGGATGATGCGCTGGCTAATTTGCAGGATCGAACCTTTGATTTCATTATCAACCCGTACACTGACACCGCATCATTGAATAAAATCAAAGACTTCCTGTCAGACAGTACTGGTCGCTGGAGCTATGCCGAGCAACTCTATGGCCATAGCTTCGCGGCCCAATCCGGGACTTATGGCCAACTGACCGCTGCCGGTGAATTGCGTAATGATCAGCATGCTTCCCTGTTGGGGGTGAATGGCTCGCCAACACCAAGCTACATCTGGTCAGCGGCTTATGTTGGCGCGATAGCGCAAAGTCTGCGTAACGACCCCGGCCGACCGCTACAAACTCTAACGATCAGTGGCGTACTGGCCCCGCCACTGGCCAGCCGTTTTACCCTCACTGAACGTAATAATCTGCTGCACAGCGGGATATCCACGGTCACCACTGCTGACGATGGCACGGTTCAAGTGGAAAATATCATTACCACCTACCAAAAGAACAAATATGGCGCGGAAGATGACAGCTATTTGCAGATTGAAACCTTATTTCTGCTGATGTTTGTCACTCGCTTCTTGCGTACTCAGGTGACGTCAAAATTTGCCCGCATGAAACTGGCAGCTGATGGTACTCGTTTCGCACCTGGTTCGGCCATTATCACACCGAATATTATCCGAGCGGAGTTGATAGCGCAGTATCAGACGCTGGAATTCAACGGCTATGTGCAGGATGCCAAAGGCTTTGCCAAGGGGTTAATTGTCGAAAAGAGCGCCAGCAACCCTAACCGTGTTGATGTGCTGTGGACCGGTGTGCTGATTAATCAGTTACGTATCTTCGCGGTTCTCAATCAATTCCGCCTCCAGGCGTCAGCATAAGGATTCATTATCATGGGTGATACATCCAATCGCCTCGCCGGGACAGCGTATGTCACGGTTGATGGCCTAACCATCATGGTGGCGGGGCAATTCAAATACAGCCCCTCCAGAGTCAAACGGGAAACACTGACGGGAATGGATGGGGTGCATGGGTATAAAGAGACCTTTAATGCCCCCTTTATCTCCTGCCAAATCCGTGACAGTGGCGGCACGTCGATCAGTGATTTTAACGATCAGACCAACGTCAATATTGTCTGTGAGTTAGCCAATGGCAAAACGATTATCGGCAGTGGCATGTGGTCGGTAAATACCCAGGAAGTGGACAGTACCGAGGCAACCGCTGATATACGCTGGGAAGGTGGTTCGGTATCGGTGACGGAGAACTAAGATGTCTGAATTAGAACGCAGTAAAACCATTTCACTGGTTAAACCTATCTCGCATGAGGCCACCAAAACCACCTATGAGGCCATCGAACTGAGCGAGCCAACGCTGTTACAAGTGCAGCAATTCTACGATGAGCAAAGCAAAAACGGTTCGCTTAGCGGCATGGGATTGCTTATTTCTTTGGTGTCGAATGTGCCACGGGAAGCCATCAAAAAAATGGCTTTTACTGACTATAAAGTCTGCGAGGTCTACATGATGAGTTTTTTAGCTTACTCCCCGCAGCCGGAGAGTGGGGTGACGAGCTAGCAGATGTGACCTATTACTATGGGTGGGGGCCAATGGATGCGTGGCTCCTGACCTATAGCCGATTGCAGTGGTGGTATCAGCAGGCCAATCGGATCAATCAAATTAAGGTGAGTAGTTATGGCTAATGCTTTTGATTTTGAACTGGTGGCCAACGATCAGGTAACGGCGACTATTCACCGTATTGACGAAGCGGTAAAGAAACTGGTTCCCCAGTTGGATAAAACCCGTGATGGTTTAAAACTGGGTGGGCAAGAGTCAGTCGAAGGTCTGGATAGTATCAACGATAAACTGCAAGGAATGGGACAGTTTGCTCGTGAAGGCGTCCAGTTTATCGGTGATCTGGTTCCGCCGCTGAAGATGGTCGGGGAATTAGGCGGTAAAGCGCTAAAATTTGGCGGTATAGCGGCGGCTGGTGGATATGTTATCCACGGGCTAGCTAAAGGCTTGGGCGAGGCTGCGGGTAACGCCTATCAACTGGATACGGCGGCAAAAAATGCTGGCATGTCAGTTGATAATTTTAGTCGGGTCAGCGGCGCAATGCAGATTTTAGGGGCCGATAGCGACTCTGCTCGTCAATCTGTTGAAGGGCTATACAAGACGTTTAATGATCCGTTATGGGCGCGTAACGATGTGGTTCAGGAGTTACTGACCCGGAACGGGGTGGTTATTGAACGTCTCAAAGACGGCACAGCTGATGTCTATAAGACGCTGGACAACGTTGCCCAAATATTCCCTAAGCTTGCCCCACAAACTCAGAAAACATTGGCGGATGCATTAGGCTTGGATGAAAACTTGCTTACGTTAATGCGCGAAGGCTCCAGATATAAAGATCTGTTGGCAAAGGCGGATAAATTCGGTTTAACGGTTGACCCTCAAACCAACGCACAACTCACCGAACTGGATCGCCAATTATCTGAGGTGAGTGCTGCCTGGGATGGGTTAAAGCAGCGTGGTCAGAATAAGCTCTACGGTGCTATCTTGTCAGATGGTTCCGTTAAAGACGGAATAGAAGGTGTCACTGATATCGTCACTAACGGTATTGACAGTATTTCAGTTGCGCACTTTTTAGGGCTAAACAGGGGAAAAGAAGCAGATCAGTTACGCCGTGGTTATAACGACCCCGAATTTTATCAAAAACTGAGTGAATGGGATAAGGTTGGCTCAGATTACGGAATAATGACTGATGGTTACCGTAAAAAGTATGAGCAACATTATGGCCCTGGAGATGAGCAAGAAAAACAAAATCTGGCAGCCCCAGTCAATACGCCTTATATGCCTTTTGGCGAAGATCAGCAGCAAGCAAGGCTAAAACAGTTAGAATCGCAGTATAACCTTCCCACCACAATTCTTGATCGTGTCTATCAGGTGGAGTCCGGTCGGGGGAAAAATCTCTTATCGCCAAAAGGTGCACAGGGGCCATTTCAGTTTATGCCACCAACGGGACGAGATTATGGCTTAAACTCGATGGATGACCGAATGGACTTCAATAAATCCAGCGAAGCGGCCGCAAAATATCTGGCAGATCTACTCAAAGATTTTGATGGTGATGTGAATAAGGCGGTAGCTTCCTACAATTGGGGACAGAATAACGTCAAGAAACATGGATTAGGAAAAGCACCTGCAGAAACACGTAACTATCTCCAGAAGATAATGCCGGGCTTGCCTGCCGTTCATCCTCAGCAAGGCGAGTTAACTAGCGGCCCCTCGGATATTAACGCATTACCTCCAACATCTATAAACGCTCCACAACAAAGCTCTGTCGGTGGTGCTGATCAGATTGCCAGCGCTATCGTCCAGGCTATGAGAGATAACAAAGCAGAGGTAGAACTGACGATTATTGATAGTCGAACGGGTGAGCGCCGGGTTATTGCCGGGAATCAAAGTGGAAAGGTAGCAACTTCCATGAACTATCCATAACCTGATAGTATGTGAAAAATACAATTTTAGGGGATAGAAATGAGTGCTTGGCAAACTTTGTTATTTTTCTTCTTTGTTTTTCTGGTGGCTTTATTTTATTCATTCAAAAAAGAACCATCCAGAAAACGAACTGTAATGAGGTTTATTGCCATAGGGATTGCGGTCTGTGGCGGGATAATATTTTTTATACTTTATAATAAAATGCAAGAGTTAAAAGTGTGCCCCAGTGATGTAAATAATTTTTATGCGAAGAATGGAACACTTTGTTTTAATTATCAAAATGTATCAAAAATGCTTAATGAGCAAAAGCAGATGGAAATTGCCAGTTTCAGGATTGTTAATCCTAATTTAGTCGTCATAGAAACACCCAATAATGGCCGCTTCAAAATAACAAAGGAATCCGGTGAGGATGGGTTTTATATTAATCCACTGGAATGAAAAAGTTATAAATAATTGCTGAAGATACTGACCCGCCTTGTGCGGGTTTTTTCATTTCTGGAGGGGATAAAATGTCACTGATCAGCAATGCACTTTCTGATTTATTGGGTACTGGGGGCGATAGCTGGCAGTGGTCTGAACACCTGCATCCCGCCTCTTTCCGTGGTGTTCCTTTTGCTGTATTAACTGCTGAGGGTGTTTTTGGTCGTCGCCAGGCCATTCATGAGTACCCTTATCGAGATACTGCGTGGATTGAGGATTTAGGCCGTGCCACTCGTCGCCTGACTATTCGCGGTTTTCTTATTCAGAGCAGTGGTCTTTATACCGCGCCGGATGTCATGACTCAGCGTGACTCACTGATTGCTGCCTGTGAAATGCCGGATGCGGGAACATTAGTACACCCAACGCTGGGTGAAATGACGGTCAGTATTCCTGAAAGTGGTCTTCGTCTGAATGAAGGGGCTGAGTCAGGGCGCGTTTTTGAATTTACGCTAACCATTATTGAGTCGGGCTTACGGGTATTTTCTGTTACCAGTTCAGCAGATGCCGTTTCGTCGATTCAGTCTTCATGGTTTGGTCTGGCCTCCAAGTCTGTCGCCACCTTTATTGCTACGGTCAAAGGTGAGATCCGTTCCGTCACTCAAACCATCAGAACACTAAAAAGTACCGCCGCATTCTGGGTCAATATGGTGAATTCAACCACCAATGAGGCGACAAATCTCGGCAATGTGCTCCGTTCAACCCTTGGGCGTGATCGTTATGGCCGTTACAACCACGGTATGGGGGATAAGGCATTAAAGACCACTAATAACCTTTCTGAAATTGCCGCTGCGGGTTCTGTTGCTCAGGCAGCAGCACAAGTAAATATCGGGGTTACAGGAGGCCTTGGCGCGAGTGTAATCGGCCGACTTATTGCCAAACGCTCAATCACTTCCACTGGTGTTATCCCTAAAGCCACTGGTGCTAAGTGGGCGATAATCCGTGCGTGGTCGGCGGGTGGCGGGGGCGGTGGGGCAGGGCGAACTGTGACGGCAGGCAACGCATCACAAGGCTGGGCGGGTCAATCAGGCAGCTTCATTGAAGTGCTTGTGGATGTATCAGGGCTATCAAATTATGACTGCTCGATCGGCCTCGGTGGTACGGGCGGCGCAGCAAGTAATGTCAACGCAGGTAATCCTGGTTTAGACGGAGGAAGCACCATTATTGCTGGAATACTTAGCTGCCCTGGCGGGAAGGGAGGTCAGCCCGGAGTTCTTGGAACAACGAACAATACGGGTATTGCCATTGTTGGTACGGCACTGCCTACAGCCACGCTGGGTACCATTCTTGACTCGTCCGTCTCTGATATTGGCGCACCAGGCTCACAGGTAGGTACGGGGCCGAATCAAAGTCTTGGCTGTCGTGGTGGTTCTGCGCCAGGTGGCCTCGGTAGCGTAGGTGGACAAGCTGGACGCCCTATTGATGCAGGAACTGACGGTACCGGTGGTGATGGTAAAGGACATGCTGCCGGTGGTGGTGGTGGTTCTTCAGTGAGTAACACTACGGGTTATGGCGGCGGCAATGGCACTGGTGGGTTTATCTCAATCACGGAGTTTGCATAATGGGCAGATACGCAGTTGTTAGCGATAAAGGTGTTGTGACGAACACGATTGAATATGATGGCGTTGCTGAGACACATAATGACCCTAAGCCTGTTCCGATTGATGATTTACCCGTCAGTATAGGTGACAAGTATCTGAACGGGATATTTTACTTAAAGCCGCACGATGGTTACGAGTACATGTTTGATACTGATTCGCTTGAATGGAACATCACCGACGCAGGTCAGGAAGCAAAAAACGCTGATGAAATCGAATTTGCATCGATGACTAAAAGCGCTCTGCTGTCGGAAGCTCATTCAGTAATTGGTTTGTGGCAAACAAAGTTAGCGCTGGGGATGATTTCTGATAGTGAGAAGCAGCAGTTGATAGCTTGGTTAAATTACATTGGTCTGCTTGATGCTGTTGATACATCTCTAGCGCCTAATATTGAGTGGCCAGTAAAACCGTAAGAACTATAGAAGAGAGTTAATTTTCTCTTTTAGCATTTTGTTTTCTTCAATGACGATCATGTGGTCTGAATAGGCCACATATTTACCTACCGGACTCTCGGTTGGTGGGATTTCTACGAAGATTGGGTAATCCGTTTTTTCACAGAAGTTGTATCTCTTAATGTTTTCCAT